TATCAATTCCCACAATGTTTTCTTTTTTACATTCGCTCTATCCAAGCGCGATCAAACCACCAACTACAATTGGTCAGATTAAAGCCATATGCAAATATGGTATTTCTTCTACCATCGACTTCTTGATTAACTCAAGCGGTTCTATTTCTAAAGGTGAAAGGCGTAATGCCTTTAATGGTAATATCACAAGTCCTATGGGCAAGTACAAGGGCTTCGTGATTGATGACGTAGTCATGACTGAAGGTATGAATACTGAGATGTTAAATACCGCCTCATTAGTTGACTGGAGTATCGTGGCTGACAGCGTTGTCAAAGCACGATATATCAAGAGTGATTACCATTCATTGGTGGCTTCAATGTTTGCTGATCATGTAGGTGAAAATGCATGTGGTTTACTTTATAACCTTCTAAGAATGTATTATGGTACAGACCTGATAAAGGTTAATTACGAACCAAATGCGGCCTATTATGATGATGGTCATATAAAAGTACGTAATGCACAGTTTTTCGGTATGGTCGAAGATCCTGAAAACTATCGAGTCGAAGGGCCTACTGTTAAAAATTCCGGTTATTTCAATTTTGCACAAGATGGTAGCATGCCAGATGGTGAATTCTTGTTTTCTGCAACTAACTGTAGTAGACGTGTTTTAAGCCTCATTTCATATGCTGCTGGTGCATGGAATTTCGGTAGCCACATTGCAGTTATGCATGACAGTCCTGCCTTGACAAACAAGACTATTTTCATGACTAATCAACGTGGTGCAACAACTGGTGATGAGTCAGACTTTGTTGATCTGCGCAGTTTTAACAAGGCTGAGATTGCTGATGTATTAGGGCGCATAGTGCATGACAACAGGCTGTTTGCACAATTTGACATTGCCTATGGTATGCTAACGCAGGTTCTGATGAATCATAGACCGCGTAGTGTTGAATCAATCTATTGGTTTAGTAAACCTATACCGGTCTACATACCGCGACTCAAAGCAGTCCGTGGTATGTTTCCAAAGTTCATTGACGGCTGCATGTTTGTTCGCGACAAGATGCTTTTATCAACTTTCAAACAATGGCGTGCCGCACCTCAAGCTGCATTTTGGCATAGCATAACATTGTCAGAAGCAGTTTACACCGAAATGTATTCAATGACGATTACTGACGACCCATACACTAAAATGGATGAGCTGTTCGGTTATGAGAGGTTCACACTAGGCCATGGGTTGTTCATTGACACGGTATTAGCTGCATCACGTTATGCCCGAGATGTGAAATTCTACGATTTATACGCATGTGGTGCTGACAGGTTTGCAATCATACGTGAGGCCTATGGTGGGATTGAAATACGTGTCGATGTCACTGACGTAATGGCCATTCAATCGTATAAGAGGCTTGTGCCAACAGGAACGGACATGTTAGGTATCGCCTACGATGCAGAACACATAGTCGGACGTGACAGGGTAATGAGGTTACAAGAAATAACACCGCTTGTTTATCCTTTTCTGTCATTTGGTGTTAATACATCACCTTTATTTGGTAACGATTATGATGTGACAGCACATGGCAATATTGACAGGTATACAAGTACAATGTCATTTGACGATATTGTTGAATACAATAAGATGATGTCTGCATTTAGGCTTGCTGGTTGGGATGTCATCGGTATGAATACGGTTAGCCAAGAAAGAATGCACAATTGGGGTGACAATGCCAGTGGTCGCTTCGCATACACACCTCCGAAAAGTGATGGTCCAGTCCAGATGCGGATTGATTTGAACACGCTTACGAGGCGTGAGCATTACTGGCTTGATATCCCTGTAATTGGCGAAACAATCGAGTTTAATTATAAACTTTCAAATCCGGTACTTACATGGTTTGGGCTTAACAACAAGCCTGAATTACTTAAGTCATATGACGTTGGCAGTTACGAGGTTAAACCACAATTACATGGTGTTGACATTGATAGGCAGACAGAACCGATGGTGAGTTTCAGACCAGTTGCAACTGTGGTGTCGGATTTTCGCCGGATAGGGAGTCTTGGGGTGACCGGTCGCCTGATGTATCAGATAGGGATTGGATTGCGCGCCCCACAACTAGAAGAGATGCCTATTTCAGTTCTGGCTGGGGCGTACGTACCGGAGGCAGATGCAGATCCGCCTGTGGTACCACCTCAGCCTGTGCCAGTTGTGTAGGTGTAAGCAGCGGCAGAGTTTATTCTATGTTTTTAGATGGTAACAAATGCGCAACACTCGACAACAATGAAATAAGGTATGTATTGATCAAGGTGATTAACAAAGGTGATCCGGCTAATATACACGGTCTAAAAATTCAGGCAATTTATCATTTCGAAACATGGATCTTTATCAGTAAATATGAAATACCAGATAGTGAGGTGATACTATGCTACGTAGATGTTAATGACATACACTATACGCACGGCAGTGGTATGCGTGCAGTCGGGTCAATTGTCTGCAATAACCCGACATACGTGGTTGGTCATAATAAAAAGGATTTGTGGTATGATTACGTTGATAGGTACTACCAACGACGACAGTCACCAGCAAAATATGCTGTTGAGTATTGTGAGTGTGATACACACCATGAGAAAATAACACAACATCACCACAGCCACTTACTGCCGACTGAAGCATTACAACCTGTATCAGGTAAGTATCTGTCATGTTATAAGTGCAAACGTGACAAGATAGTCATGCATGGTCCATTAGCTGATTTGGTAAATATGGCATTCAGTGTTAACTCTGTAAAGTCGACACATGCAACCTTTTTTGCATATTATATGCTAGCTACACGTTGGGCACAACGTTTCTTATTAGGCTGTTATTATATCTCAAAAGACAGTGGCACACCATTGTTGCATATCTTTAAAACTGAAGGTATAATGGCTAAACAAGTACAAGGATTATATAGGAATGATATGAATATAATATTTGAACTCAATGTACTTGTTAACCGCATTGACAGTGAGGTAGACTGGAAAAGTGAAATGGAACACAGGACCAACCCAAATGTAGTGCCAATAGACCAAGCTGATGTCTATAAACTCTCGCACGACGCTTTCATGCTAGCAAGGGGTCAGGAAGCACGACCTAAGAAGCACACATGGAACGAATTCTGGGGGATGCGGTATGCCAATACACCTAGCGGCGCCGTCCACTCACAGAGTGTTAAGGATGATGTAGCTATTAAAGCGATACCAAATAAGTATAGAAACAAAAAAACAGTATTTTGTTCAATTAAGAATAGCAAATTTAATGATTATTATGAACGACAACCCAGGATTACAGCAAAGACAAGTATCAAGTATGAGTGGGGTAAGGTACGTGCCCTGTATGGCTGTGATATGACATCACATATAATGGCAGATTTTGGTCTGGCACAATGTGAGGAAACACTGCCAAACTGGATGCCGACAGGAAAGGCTGCCTCTGAAGCAAATGTGGCAAAACTAATGATGTCAATGCAAAGTGGTGTTCCCTTATGCTATGATTACGATGACTTCAACTCGCAACATAGCATTGAGTCGATGCAAGCTGTCTTATATGCTTGGCTCGATGTTTTTAAAGCTGATATCACCAATGAACAAGTGGCTGCGGTCGAGTGGACAATCAAGTCAGTCGAAAACATGTTTGTAATGGATGGTGTTAATAATGAAGGCTACCAGGCTAGCGGTACACTATTCAGTGGTTGGCGCTTGACTAGCTTTATCAACACTGTGCTTAATTGGGTATACCTTGAGCATTGTAATATGTCAGTATCTGCAGTAGCTAGCATTCATAATGGTGATGATGTGTTTGCTATTACCAATACAATGGGTGACGCTTTGCAGGTGATTAAACAAGCTAAAGACGCTGGTATACGTGCGCAGATGGACAAGATGAATATTGGTACCATTGCTGAATTCCTCAGAATGGATTTGCGTGCATCGATGCTGACAGGCAGACAATATTTGACACGTGCATGTGCAACACTAACGCATGCCCGTGTCGAAACCGAGCAGCCTAACTCAGCCGCTGACGTGTTAGAGGCTGATAACGAACGTTTAC